TACAAGGTAAAAAAACTTATTCAACAAAAAATTGAAGATCAAAAAGAAAATTTGTTGAGTAGAAGTCTGAGTTCTTATGAGCAGTATCAATATGAACTTGGAAAATTACATGCTTTAGAGCATTTATTAATAGACTATCAAGAACTAAAAAAAAAGGTGATAGAAGAATGAGTAAACTAATAGTACCAAGTTATTTAAAAAATAACGACAGTAAAAAGGAAGAAAAAAAGAAAGAAAAAGAACCTGCTATGGAAAGAGTTCCTCAAGCAACAGGTTGGAGAATGGTAATTTTACCTTATAAAGGGGTAGAAAAAACAAAGGGTGGTTTATTACTTACTGATAAAGCCATCGAGGAACAACAACTCACTACTAATGTGGGTTTAATTTTAAGTATGGGTTCTGATGCTTATGCTGATAAGAATAAATTTCCCAATGGGCCTTGGTGTAAAAAAGGTGATTGGGTAGTATTTGCCAAATATGCTGGCTCCAGAGTCAAAATTGAAGGTGGAGAAATACGTATTCTTAATGACGATGAAATATTAGCAAAGTTGAAAGATCCAAAAGACGTACTAACTATCTATTAAGGAGATAAAAATGACTGAAGAAAAAATGGTAGACCTTGACACTACAGGAGAGGGTCAAGAGGTTGAGCTTCAAGAAGAAGAAAAATCTACTGAAGAAAATAAAGTCGAAGAAAAAGTAGAAGATTCTTCCGAAGATAAAAAAGAAGTTTCAAGTGAAGAAAGCTCAGGTGATGATTCTAAAGAAGATGGTTTAGATAAGTATTCTAAAAATGTTCAAAGAAGAATTAAGAAGCTTTTAGACAGAGTAGAAAAGACAGAACAAAGAGAACAAGAAGCTCTTCGTTTTGCTGAAACTGCTAAAAAAAAATATGAAGAGTACGAGAAAAAAATTAAATCTCTTGATGAAAATTATATTTCAGAATATGAAACAAGAGTTCAATCTCAAATTGAACAGGCAAAAAAATCTTATCAAGACGCTCTTTACAATAACGATGTTAATGCTCAAGTTGATGCTCAAAGAGCTTTAACGAGACTAGCGATTGAGGAAGAAAGAGCACTTGTCTCTAAACAACAAAGAGAACAGCTCTTAAAACAACAAGAAGGTTTGATGGCAGAAAAACCTAAAACGGAACAACCTGTTCAAAGACAACCTGATCCCAGAGCTGAACAATGGGCAGAAGAAAATTCATGGTTTGGAAAAGATGAAGCTATGACTTTTACAGCTTTAGCTCATCATAAAAATCTTTTAAAAGAAGGTTTTGACCCAAAGAGTGATGAGTATTATTTGGAAATAAACTCTTATATGAAGGAACAATTTCCTAATAAATTTACTTCTAAAGAAGAAGAAGTAAAAGAAACAAAAGAAAAAGCTCCTCAAACGGTTGCTGGAGCTTCTAGAACATCAAAATCAAGTGGTTCTAAAAAAGTAAAATTAACTCCTAGTCAAGTAGCAATTGCAAAAAAATTAGGTGTACCTCTTGAAGAATATGCAAAATATGTATAGATTGGAGATAATATGGTAAATAAAACGTCAAGATCTAATGATACTAGAGAAAAAACAGCTCGTAAAAAAGGCTGGGTTAGACCTTCTTCATTAGACGCACCCCCAGCACCTGAAGGTTTTAAACACAGATGGATAAGGGAATCAGTCAGAGGATTTGATGATACAAAAAACATCATGGGAAAATTACGAGAAGGTTGGGAATTAGTCCGAGCTGACGAGTATCCTGATTGGCAACTTCCTACCATTGATGATGGAAAACACGCTGGTGTGATAGGGGTAGGTGGGTTACTGTTAGCTCGTATGCCAGTAGAAACTGTTGAAGAGAGAAACTCTTATTACAAAAACTTAACCGAGAGCCAAAAAGAGGCTGTCGACAGCGATCTACTGAAAATTGAGGATCCTCGGATGCCGATCAGTAAACCCCAAAGACAAACCAAAGTAACTTTTGGTTCAGGAAACAAGTCGTAATCGGCACGGTTTGTTAAACGACCAATACTAACAACGTATTACAAAGGAGTAATATTATGGCAAATCAACAAGGCAACTTTGGATTTCGTCCAGTGCTAATGATGGGTTCTGCATATCAGGGCCAAGGTCAACAACAAATGACTATCGCTAGTAACGAAACGAATTCCATTTTTATGGGAGATCCTGTCGTGCTAAACGCAAACGGATCAATCTCTCGTGGGTCCACTGCTGGTGCTGAGATTGTTGGTGTTTTCAATGGTTGTTTCTATACAGACCCAACTTCACAAAAACCAACTTTTTCAAACCACTATCCAGGGGCAATTGTAGCTGATGATATCGTTGCAAACGTAATCAGTGACCCAGACGTAGTGTTTGAAGTCAAATGTGACGATGCAAACGCTGGACGAGCGCAAGTCGGTTCAACTGCTAATATCGCAACTTATGCAGCAGGATCTACCAAATCAGGTATTTCAGGTGTATCAATTGACGGTAGTACATTTGCAACTAGCAACGCTTCAAACTTCGCTGTTTATGATCTTTCAACAGATCCTGACAACAGTGACTATACTGCTGCTAACGCTAACATTCTTGTTAGAATTAACAAACATCAGTATAGAGATACCACAGGAATCTAAACTATGGCTATATCTAGAAGTCAACTCGTTAAAGAGTTAGAACCAGGTCTAAACGCACTGTTTGGCTTGGAGTACGCAAGGTATGAAAACGAACACGCAGAAATCTTTGACAATGAATCTTCAGACAGAGCGTTTGAAGAGGAAGTAATGTTATCAGGTTTCGGTTCTGCACCATCAAAAACAGAAGGTGCTGGCATATCTTATGACACAGCGGTCGAAGCATACACTTCACGTTATACACACGAAACAATTGCATTAGGTTTTGCAATAACAGAAGAGGCAATCGAAGATAATCTTTATGATCAGCTTTCATCTCGTTACACAAAAGCTCTTGCAAGATCAATGGCAAACACAAAGCAAGTAAAAGCAGCTGATGTTCTTAACACAGCTTTTGCTGGTGCAGGTGCTGCAGGAACTAATCCTGGTGGTGATGGTGTATCATTAATTAATACACAACACCCATTAGCACAAGGTGGTCTTTTAACAAACAGGTTAGCAACAGATGCTGATTTGAATGAAACATCACTTGAGCAATCTTTAATTGACATTGCTGCATTCGTGGATGAGCGTGGTCTTAAAATCGCAACACAAGGTAGAAAACTTATAATTCCAAAAGAATTACAGTTTACTGCTGATAGATTAATGGCATCTGCTAACAGAACAGGCACTGCTGATAATGATATCAACGCAATCAGAAACATGGGAATGATTCCTGAAGGTTATGTAGTGAACCACTTCTTAACTGATGTGAACGCATTCTTCATTAAAACTGATGCACCTAATGGTCTAAAGCATTTCACAAGAACTGCTCTTTCCACAAACATGGAAGGCGATTTTGATACAGGTAACGTAAGATACAAAGCTAGAGAGAGATACTCATTTGGTTTCTCAGATCCTAGAGGTATTTTCGGAACTTCAGGCGCATAATAAATAATTAACTTAATAAGAAGGGCGTATGTCTTTGACTGCGCCCTTTTTTTATGTCAAAATATAACTTTATTAACCCTATGACCCTTCGGGGACTATTAACAAAAGGAGATAGACATGGGAACAACTACATTTTCGGGTCCAGTAAAAGCTGGAACGATTAAAGACACAACAGGAACTACTCTTGGCTCAAATGTCAAGAACACAGGTTTTGTTGTAATGGCACAATCAGCAATTGCTGATATTATTGGTGCTTCTCACTTAAACCAAGTGATAGCAACAATCCCTGCAAATTCACAAATTACCGATGTGGTATTAAATGTAACCACAGTAAACAATGATGGTGGTGCTGCAACCATTTCAGTAGGAACAATAGCTGATGCTAATGCTTTTATTGATGCTGCAAATGTTAAAGCATTAGGTACTACTTACGGTACTCTTGACACGGAAGCTACTGATGTTGGCTCAACAGATATTCAAGTGGTAGCTGATTTTACAGGTGCTAATGGTGATGCAACAACAGGTGCTGCAACAGTAACTGTGAAATATTTACAAAATAATTCAATAGCACTTGCTGGTGATGTACCTGCGTAAGGAGTAAGTTATGATTAACTATAGATCGGCTAAAGTAACTGCTACAGGAAATGTTTCTAGTGGTCCTGCAAGACTAATAGCTATTCATGCTGTTTGTGCTGGATCTGCAGGAAGTATTGTTCTAAAAGACTCTAGCACTGGAGCAACTTTGCTAGATCTTGATACTCCAGGGTCAGCTACAGCAGTGATTGAAACTTACATTGGTGATACAGGTTTGAGATTTCAAAACAATATTCATGCCACATTAACTAACGTAACTTCATTGACTTGCATCTTCGGATAATGGCAGACAAACAGCCACCAAAAACTAAAAAATATTTCCGCTCCACTAAATCTGGGGCGGGAATGACTAAAGCTGGTGTTAAGAAATACAGAGCAGATAACCCTGGTTCTAAGTTAAAAACAGCAGTCACAGGTAAAGTAAAGAAAGGTAGTAAAGCTGCGAAACGTAGAAAATCTTACTGTGCTAGATCTGCTGGTCAAATGAAACAATTTCCTAAAGCAGCAAAAGATCCAAATTCAAGATTACGACAAGCAAGAAAAAGATGGAAGTGTTAGATGAAACTACTCCTAACAATTCTGTTTTTCTTTACATTAGTAGCCACAGTAACTGATGTAAAAGCTGAGACGAACACCGTGTCAAGCACGGTTGTAACCAATTCAACACCCCCTACAGCAAATGCTCCAACTATCATGAATAATAATAGTGATATATGCAAACTTGGAATTGGAGCTAGCGTACAAAATAATGTTTTAGGATTAGCTTCAGGCTATGTCGTTACAGACGAATTTTGTGAGACTCTTCGTGCTAGTCGTGCTATGTACCAATATGGCATGAAAGTTGCGGCGGTGGCATTATTGTGTCAAGACCCTCGTGTCTGGGATAGCATGCTCGATGCGGGGACCCCGTGTCCTGCTGAAGGACTTATTGGTACGGAGGCTGCTAATTACTGGAAAGAAAATCCTAGTAAAATTCCTGTAGGATCTAAATTTAGAGATGATTACACCATAGTTGTTAAAGATGAAACACAACAAGGAGACTTTGATGCTCTTAAGAATTTTGGTCTTATGGCTCTCACTTTATTCCTTATCCTCTAAAGCTGATACGTGCTTACCTAATACCGAAGGTCTTTGCACTCCAGAGGTAATTATTACAGAAGAATCTGTCGTTGTTAAAACAGAAGAGGACAAAGGCACAGAAATAATCTTTACTGAAACTACTACCAAAACAACAACCACCACTACTATTACGAATGAAGATTCAGGAGACATTCTTGATGGTGATAATGATTATGTCACTACAAGCAAAGAAGGTGATATGGACTACGATTGGGGAGGTCAAGGCCCTGCAAATATTCCTAGTGGTAATTCTTGTTATGGTCTCGGTTCTGATAAGTGTGCTCAGATTACAGGAGGGGGTAATTCAACATCTACGATGGGTGTATCAGGCATGGGTACAACTTTTATTAACACTGTTGACATATCTTCTTTAAGTATAGATAACGGTGGTGAAGTTAAATACTCTATAGAGGTTGATAAACAAGATGATCAAGATCGAATCTACATGCACATTACAGGAACTAATGGAGGG